GATACGCTAGGCTCTAGCCCAGTGATAGCAAGGGTTTCAGAGAATCCCCGCGATTAAGCCTATAACCCATGCCATTATATAGGCTGACCATAACCCCGCTTAGAACGCATTATATTAGCTTATAGGACTATATAACCTGAGTGCATAACATAGGTATGACAATATAACTAAATGTTATTGGATTACTGGTGTTGTTCTATGGTAGTCGATTGTACCCCTGAGGTATCCGCTAGCATACTCACACTTACCCCTCAAGGATTCCTTGTGACCGCCTTGAGTATACTGGTCACTGTGGATAACCTGTGGATAACTCCTGTGCCTGTGGATAACCTGTGGAAAGCCTGTGGATAACTGGGGGCGGGGGGTGCGTGGGAATATTTATAGTGTGACTGTACCCGCCTGTATACAAAAAAAGCCAATATTCAATAAAAGGTTATAACCAAAAGTAATACCCTAAGTGTTTGTTTTCCTTATGTATTCTAATGGCGGGGATATGTATGACCAATATAATAAAAAAGGTCACTTAAGTGGGGAACTAAATGCTCCAATCGCGGGTCTAAATAAACTAAAGAAATACCTTGACATTTAATCTAAAGTATGGTATAATATGTTTATAATATAGAGTAATTTAAAGCCTTAAGTATACTTAAGTAGTCTTAGTTATTATACTTTAATGATTATACTTTAAAGTTAAATACTAAAGCGTTCCTAAGTATTCTTAAGATAACTTAAGGAGAGTCCATTGGACAATGATAAAGCTACTCCGAAAAGGAGAAGGGGCAGACCACCGAAGTCAGAGATGGTGTCAAGAAAGAAAGGTCAGACTGGTTTGTCAAGGGGTCGCCCGAAGGGTGATGCCGCTATCATCAACGAGTACAAAGGTAGGATGTTGTCATCCCCTAAGTCTCGTAAAGTATTAGAATCAATATTCGATGCGGCACTTAACGATGACCATAAGAATCAAGCCGCGGCATGGAAGTTAGTCATGGATAGGATATTACCTACAGCGGTATTTGAGAATGATGTCGTTAAGGGCGCAGGTAAGTCAGCAATACAGATAAACATTACTGGAGTTGGCGGAGCAGAGACCACGGTGGTGTCAAATGAAGGTAATGTCATTGACGACGGGGAAATCATAGAGTAATGGCTAAATATTTTAATCGTAAAGAGTTTGCCTGTCAGTACACAGGTAGGAATGAAATAAGTCCTGAGTTGATTGATAAGTTAGATGAACTCAGAGAAGCCTGTGGTTTCCCATTCATAATCACATCAGGATATAGAGACGCAACACACCCCATTGAAGCTAAAAAAACTAAATCAGGAACTCATGCACAAGGTATTGCCGCAGACATTAAAGTTAACAACGGTTTACAGCGTTTTAAAATCGTTGAGGAGGCTATCAAACTGGGTTTCACGGGAATTGGAGTTGCTCGTAGTTTTGTCCATGTTGACATCCGCAGTCCTGACGATACAACCCCTTTTGTAATGTGGACCTACTAAGTGACTGAACTTAATGTTTCGTTACTACCGTGGCAACAAACAGTATTTGAAGATGAGACTAGATTTAAGGTCATAGCCGCAGGTAGACGTACAGGTAAGTCAAGGTTAGCCGCTTGGATGCTAATCATCAGGGCTTTACAATCGGATAAGGGTCATGTATTCTACGTTGCCCCTACACAGGGTCAGGCTAGGGACATTATGTGGCAAGTCTTGATGGAAATAGGCAACCCCGTCATAGCCTCTAGTCATGTCAATAACTTACAAATAAAGCTAGTCAACGGTGCAACCATAGCACTCAAAGGTGCAGATAGACCAGAAACCATGCGTGGTGTCAGTCTTAAGTTCCTAGTTATGGATGAGTACGCAGATATGAAACCAGAGGTCTGGGAGCAAATCCTTAGACCTGCACTAGCTGACCAAAAGGGTGAAGCACTGTTCATTGGTACGCCAATGGGACGTAATCACTTCTATGACTTATATACATATGCTTGTGTTGCAGAGGATGAAACCTTTGTAGGTTATCACTTTACAAGCTATGATAATCCATTGCTAGACCCTGAAGAGATTGAAGCGGCTAAGAAGTCCATGTCCGCATTTAGTTTCCGTCAGGAGTTCATGGCATCATTTGAGGCGCAGGGTAGTGAACTCTTTAAAGAAGACTACATCAAGTTTAGTGAGGAAGAACCTGAAACAGGTGGATACTATATTGCAGTCGACTTGGCAGGATTTGCTGACGTTGCTAAAGCCACAACAAAAACTAAACGACTTGACCAAACTGCCATCTCGGTTGTTAAAGCAAACGAAGAAGGTTGGTGGGTCGCTGATATTATTTATGGTCGGTGGGGTGTTGAAGAGACTGCGCGTAAGATTTTTGAAGCTGTCCGTGACTATAGACCGACTGCTGTGGGAATTGAAAAAGGAGCATTAAAGAATGCTGTCCTACCATATCTCTCAGACATAATGAAAAAGAATAATAGGTTCTTCCGTATAGATGAACTTACGCATGGTAATAAGAAGAAAACGGACAGGATTGTCTGGGCTTTACAAGGTAGGTTTGAACACGGTGCTATAACACTTAACAAAGGTGACTGGAATACAGAGTTTCTTGATGAACTATTTCAATTTCCTAATCAACTCGTACACGATGATTTAATTGACTCACTCGCCTACATAGACCAACTGGCTAACATAGCCTACACATCGGACTATGAAGAAGAAGATTACGAATACTTAGACGCATACGCAGGGTACTAATATGTTATTAGAAGATAAAGAAGAATTTACACTGGAACAAGACCTTGAGAACTGGGTCATAGATAAATGTGAAGGTTGGCGTAATCACTACGAGTCTAACTACTCACAGAAGTTTGATGAGTACTATCGCCTATGGCGTGGACAATGGGCGGCGGAAGACAAGACCAGAGAGTCTGAACGCTCTAAGATTATATCCCCTGCTCTACAACAAGCAGTTGAGTCATCCGTAGCGGAACTAGAGGAAGCTACATTTGGTCGTGGTAAGTGGTTCGACATTGAGGATGACGTTACGGACCAAGAGAAGCGTGATATAGCCCTTCTACGTGAAACCTTATACAAAGACTTCAAAAAGAATAAAGTCCGTAAGAGCGTAGCTGAGTGCCTTATAAACGCGGCTGTATTTGGTACAGGTATTGCTGAAGTAGTCCTAGAGGAAGAAAAAGAGTTTCAACCTGCTACACAGCCTGTAATGGGCGGTGAATTAACAGCAGTTGGTGTCAACATTGTAGAGAAGACCTGTGTTAAGTTACGCCCTGTAATGCCACAGAACTTCCTTATTGACCCACTAGCTACGTCTGTAGACGATGCCTTAGGCTGTGCAGTAGATGAGTTTGTCTCTATGCACTCTGTAGAGCAACTACAGGAGCAAGGTGTCTACCGTAACATCTTCGTAGGTGAAGCCGCTTCGGACTTTGACATTGAACCAGACAAAGACTTAGCTGTATATGATGATGATAAAGTACGTCTAACTAAGTACTACGGTCTTGTACCCCGTCACCTCCTAGAGAAAGCACAAAAAGAAGATGATGAAGGTGAAGTAGAGGAACTAGTCGCTAGTGAAGAGGATGATTCCTACTACGTAGAAGCTATCGTTGTTATTGCTAATGACGGTACTTTACTTAAAGCTGAGTCTAATCCATACATGATGGGTGACAGACCTATCGTTGCATTCCCGTGGGATGTCGTTCCTAGCCGTTTCTGGGGCAGAGGAGTATGTGAGAAAGGGTATAACTCTCAAAAGGCGTTAGACGCAGAACTACGCGCTAGAATCGATGCTCTTGCATTGACTATACACCCTATGCTTGCAATGGACGCTACACGTATGCCTAGAGGTGCTAGACCAGAGGTACGTGCAGGTAAAGTTATCTTGACAAACGGTTCACCTAGTGAAGTCATACAGCCATTTAACTTTGGTAATGTTAGTCAGCTTACCTTTGCACAGGCAGGTGAGTTACAGAAGATGGTACAGACAGCCACAGGTGCTATTGATTCAGCGGGTATCTCTGGTTCTATCAATGGTGAAGCTACTGCCGCAGGTATCTCTATGAGCCTCGGTGCTATCATTAAGCGTCATAAACGTACATTGATTAACTTCCAAGAGTCATTCCTAATTCCATTCGTAACTAAAGCCGCACACCGTTATATGCAGTTTAACCCTGAGAACTACCCTGTTGCGGACTACAAGTTCCACACTTCAAGTAGCTTAGGTATCATTGCCCGTGAGTATGAAGTTACACAGCTAGTACAATTACTACAGACTATGCAACCAGACAGTCCAATGTACTCACAGTTGATTATGTCCATCGTAGACAACATGAACCTAGCTAACCGTGAAGAACTAGTAGCGTCTCTACAACAAGCTAGTCAACCTAATCCAGAAGCACAGCAAGCACAACAAGCGGCTCAACAAGCACAGTTGGCATTCCAAGCGTCACAGACTGCGGCTCTACAGGGTCAAGCCACTGAGTCACAAGCTAGAGCGCAGAAACTTGCGGCAGAGGCTAGTGTTGTACCACAGGAACTTGAGATTGACCGTATTAAGGCAGTCACGGCTAATCTTAAAACAGGAGATGCTGATGACAAAGAGTTCCAGAAGCGTCTTAAAATATCAGAGCAGTTACTGAAAGAACGTGAAGTAGCTGTCAAAGAACAAGGAAAACCTAATGATAACACAGTACCAGTTCAACAAAGCACTGGAGGAAGTCAACCAAGCCTTCTCGAAAACTCTGAAGAGGTTGGAGGAATTGGAAGTCGCGGTCCAAGACCTCAAGGTGTCCCCTCAGGAGAAATCTAATGCCCGCAAAAAAACGAGACCCAAGACTAGCTAGAGCAGGAGTCTCTGGTTTTAACAAGCCTAAGCGTACAACTAGCCACCCTAAGAAGTCTCATGTAGTGGTGGCTAAAGAAGGTGACAAGGTTAAGACTATACGTTTTGGTGAGCAAGGAGCAAGCACAGCGGGTAAGCCTAAAGCAGGTGAATCCGCTAAGATGAAAGCTAAACGAAAATCCTTTAAAGCTAGACATGGTAAGAACATAGCTAAAGGTAAGATGTCAGCCGCATACTGGGCTGATAAAGTTAAATGGTAACGAGGAGATAACTATGCCATACGGTAAAGGTACATACGGTAGTAAAGTAGGAAGACCACCAAAGAAGAAAAAGACAGCAGTTAAGAAAAAGCCTAAGAAATAGCTTGACATTCTTAGTAAAATATGTTATAATATTCCTATAGTATACTTAAGTATATTATATAAATTAACAATTAAAGACTGTCCTTAAAGGAGAAACAGTAAATGAGTGATAGAGAACTAGAAAAGTATTATCGTTCCTTTGAAGAGATGTTCCGTTCAGATGGTTGGAAGAACTTAATGGAAGACATCAAAGGAAGTGCTGATAATGTCAATTCAGTCGAAGCCTGTAAAGACGACAAAGACCTTTACTTTCGTAAGGGACAACTTGTAGTCATGGCTAATATGCTGAACCTAGAAGCACAGATAGAAACAGCTAAAGAACAGCAAGATGAATCAGAAGTAGACGTAGACTAATGAGGTTTATGTTCGACTTCAAATGTGACAACGGACATGTTAATGAGAAGTTTGTAGACTCAGAGACAACTAAAGTACAGTGTCCAGATTGCGACTTAATAGCTAGAAAAATCGTTACACCTGTTACAATCAGCGGTGGAGACTCTTGGAAAGAAACACGGAAGTGGGCTAAGAATAGAGAGAAGCAGATTAAATATGAACGTAAACATGGCGTAACTTTGTAACCGTAAGGACAACTCCTGACCATAGAACCCTTACATTTAATACACCTCCATAATGATATTAATCACGGAGTTTAATGATGGCAACACTAATAGATGAGCGTCCAGAGGACGTAGAAGAGAAAGACATTAACACCCTAGAAGAGACTGTACAAGACCCTCAAGTAGAGGAAACTCCTGAACAGACCGAAACAGAAGTACCTGAGAAGTATCAAGGAAAGACTACAGCCGAAATAGTAAGGATGCACCAAGAGGCTGAAAAACTCTTAGGTAAGCAAAGTTCTGAAGTAGGTGAACTTAGAAAGGTTGTCGATGACTACATCCAGACACAACTCACCGACCAAGAAACACAAGCAACAACCGCTGACGAAGAAATAGACTTTTTCTCAGACCCCGACAAGGCAGTCGAAAGAGCGATTAATAATCACCCTAAGATTAAAGAAGCTGAAGCAGTAACTAATCAGTATCGACAAACAACAGCAATGACTCAGTTGCAAAGCAAACACCCTGATATGCAGGGAATTTTGCAGGATGAGAAGTTTGCTGATTGGATTAAGGGTTCTAAGATTAGGACAAAACTCTTTGCACAGGCAGACCAACAGTATGATTATGATGCCGCTGACGAACTCTTTTCCTTATGGAAGGAACGTCAACAGGTAGTAGGTCAAACTGCCGCCACTGAGAAGCAAGAGCGTAAGAAGACTGTTAAAGCCGCATCTACAGGTAATGTCCGTGGTAGTGGTGAACAGTCAGCTAAGAAGGTCTATAGACGCGCAGACATTATTAAACTTATGAGAACCGACCCAGAAAGATATATGGCATTGTCAGATGAGATTATGCAAGCATATCAAGAAGGGAGGGTTAAACACTAATATTATTATTTAAGGAAGTATTATCATGGCTACATCAACATATCCCACACAAGGCGGCACAGTAGACAACACTAGCGCGGCTACTTTTATCCCAGAAATCTGGAGTGACGAAGTCGTTGCCGCTTATCAGTCTAACCTTGTACTAGCACCACTAGTTAAGAAAATGGCAATGACTGGTAAGAAAGGTGACACTCTTCACATTCCTAAGCCTGTTCGTGGCACAGCTAACGCTAAAGCCGAAAACACTGCTGTAACTATTCAGAACGCTACTGAGTCTGAAGTACAAGTAACAATCGACAAGCACTTCGAGTACTCACGTTTAATCGAAGACATTACTGAAGCACAAGCACTTGCATCTCTTCGTCAGTTCTACACTGGTGACGCAGGTTACGCTCTAGCTAAACAAGTGGACACTGACTTGTTTGCTCTAGGTAAGTCTTTTGGTAACAACAATGCCGCTTATGAAGGTACAGGTTCTTACTTCATTGACGGAACTAACGGCTTGACTCAGTATGCTGATGACACTGCTAACGGTGCGGATGACGTATTTACTGATGCAGGTTTCCGTGACTTGATTCAAAAAATGGATGATGCTGACGTACCTATGGACAATCGTTGTCTTGTAGTACCACCATCAGTTCGTAATGCAATCATGGGCATTGACCGTTATTCTTCAAGTGACTTCGTAGACGGTCGTGTTGTAAACAATGGTCAAATCGGTAACTTGTACGGTATTGACATCTTTGTTTCTTCTAACTGTCCTGTTATTGAAGCCGCGGGCGACAACACTGCAAGTGCTGTAGACCTTAAGCAAGCTATGTTGTTCCACAAAGATGCTATGGTTCTTGCCGAGCAACAAGGTGTTCGTTCACAGACTCAGTACAAGCAAGAGTTCTTAGGTTCTCTTTACACTGCTGATACTCTATACGGCACTGCGGTTCTTCGTGATGATGCCGCTTTCAACCTAATGGTTGGCGCATAATAGTAGTACCTAAGGGGCTTCCATTCGGGAGTCCCTTTCCCTTTTCTTTTTTAAACAACAATAGGAAACATCATGGCTATATTCAGAGGAACAGGTGGCTCAGGAAGTTCATCGGACAGCACTATTGTTGATGCCGTAACCGCTCAAGCAACTATTGCTACTACTAAAGCGGGAGAAGCAAGCACATCAGCTACCACAGCAACTACTAAAGCATCAGAAGCAAGTACATCAGCTACTACCGCGACTACTAAAGCATCAGAAGCCAATACTTCAGCAACCACAGCTAGTACAAAAGCTACAGAGGCTACCACAGCAAAGACTGGAGCAGAAACAGCACAGACTGCCGCAGAAGCCGCAAGAGATGCCGCTTTAGGTCATTCTAATACAGCGAACAGTTCAGCGGTACAAACCGTTGCAGGTTCAAATACACAAGTTGTCGGTGTTTATAATAACATCGCTAACGTAAATACAGTTGCAGGAGTTAACACAGACGTAACTACTGTAGCGGGTATATCTTCAGACGTAACTACCGTAGCCGCAGATGCTTCGGACATTGGTACAGTCTCTACAAATATTGCTAACGTAAACAACGTAGGCAACAACATTGCAAACGTCAACGCAGTCCACGGTAACGCATCTAACATCAACACAGTTGCGGCAGATGGTACTGACATTGGCACAGTAGCAACAAACATCGCTAACGTGAATACAGTAGCAGGTATCTCTAGTAACGTAACTACAGTAGCAGGTCTTGAGTCTAAGATGGATACTGTTATTGCAGACGCTAGTGACATTGGTGCTGTAGCAGGAAACATTGGTGACGTTACAACTGTAGCAGGTATTAACTCAGACGTTGATACTGTTGCAGGTATTTCGGCTAAAGTAACTACCGTTGCAGACAATATTACAGACGTACAGAATGCTGACACTAACGCCACTAACGCGGCTACTAGCGCATCTAACGCATCCGCTAGTGCTACTTCAGCTAGTAACTCAGCTACTACAGCAACTACTAAAGCTACTGAAGCATCTAATAGTGCTACAGCGGCAAGCAATAGCGCAACCACGGCTACAACTAAAGCTAGTCAAGCCGCAGGTTCAGCTACAACCGCAGGTACATCCGCAAGCACAGCTACTACAAAAGCTAGTGAAGCTAGTGCATCAGCTACAACAGCCACTACAAAGGCAGGAGAAGCCGCCTCTAGTGCTTCAGCCGCTAGTGGTGATGCTACTACAGCTACAACTAAAGCATCTGAGGCATCAGCTAGTGCCGCCTCAGCCGCTACTTCAGCTACCAACTCTTCTAATGCCGCAAGTACTTGGAATAACTTTTATACAACTTATTTAGGTCCTGCTGATGCACCCCCTACTGCTGACGTACTAGGCAATGCTTTACAGACAGGTGCATTCTACTATGACACAGGTGCAGGTAGTAACACTGTAGGTCTGTACGTATACAATGGTTCTTCATGGGTATACTCTACTAACTACAACAACGTAACTGCTCCTTATAGCCTTGCTCAGGACTTAGCGACTAACAGTCACGACATTAGCTTTGGTGATAATGCTAAAGCTAAGTTTGGTGCAGGTGCTGACCTACAGATTTATCATGACGGCACTTCCAACAAAATCGTAGGAAGCATAGACGTTACTGGCACAGCCACGATGGATGGGTTGACTGTAGATGGTAGTGGGACTATTACAAATACTGCGGCTGGCGTAGCAACTGCTCTTTCGCTAAAAAATAACACATCAGGAGCAAATAACAGAACCGCAATAGATTTATTTACTGCTAACACCAAGTACGTAACACTCGAAGGCGGTTACGGTGCTTCAGCGCCCACTTTTAACTTAAAGGTCGGAAATCCACCAAAACTGGCTATGAGTGCTGACGGAAACGGAGACATATCTTTCTACGA